ACCTGAACCAAAACCAATAGTATCTAAACCAATAAAAGAATTGGAACCAAAACCAGTTGAAAAACCAAAGGTAACAAATATACCGCCAGCACCTGAACCTACTATTAAAACATTTAACATAGGAGGTAGATTTCCGGGTGCAGATGCAAGAAATGAAAATAATGTTTTTGATATGTTAAATGAGAGAAAATCATTATCTAGTAATATATCTAAATTATTAAATCCTCCTGAAAAACAAGAAAAAACTACTACTGCTACGAATGAAGATAGTAAGTCGATGATGCTAGAAGATATCGAGTCTAATAATAAAAAATTATTTCAATATTATGAGAATCAAAAAATAGCTAGTTCTAATACAATATCACTATTACAGGAAATGATCGTTAAATTAACTGATTTGACAGATGCAACTAAAACACAGACTAGTGCTGTTACTAGTTCTATTAGTAAAAGTAGTTCAACATTAATATAAATTATATATTTTTAAAGTGATTATTTGTTTTATTGCAACAAAAATCTATCATTTTGTATATTATATAAAACGGTCCTACAATAAAAATTAATCCTGTTAAAAATAGGACCATAACTCCCACTACAATTATAAGGTTTTCTGTAGTGGTATTTTGTAAGTTTTGGTCTTCAAACATGTGTATGCTCCACTAGTTATAGTTTTATAATAGCATCTAACTAGCAACTGTCAACCAAAATTTAGATTTTTGAACTTATTTAGATGTAAACAATAACTTTTTTATTATCAAATAAATCAAATATATAGGAATAACTATTAATATAAGCCCTGGAATAATAGCATCTAGATTTTTTTTCATAATATTTTAAAGTAGCATAGAAAATAGGCAATGTCAACTATGATGATATAAATTTAAAGCTTGTTTACATTAAATATTCAAGTGTTTACATTCAAATATCAATTTAATTGATTTTGGGGTTTTGTATAGACTATAAATATCATACGTATCAAATAAGGTATCCTATGGCCTCTTGGAAAAAGTATTTTAGTGCCGTGCCTACACAGGCAAGGCTAAATCAACGATTGCAACAGCAAAATAGCGAAGGTGGTGCATCTGGCGGAAGTGCAGCAAAGTTTAGTAGCTATTTGCCAGAGGTTTATAGTGGTGCACCTAATCGCATTGAACGTTATGTTCAATACGAGCAAATGGATCTCGATAGTGAAATATCTAAAGCATTAGATACTATTGCAGATTTTAGCACCCAAACTTGGGAAAACGAAGATGAACCTTTTAAGATAGAATATAAAGGCGAAAATCTTTCTGAAACTGAAGTTAGACTACTAACTGACTCTCTACAACAATGGTGTAGCCTCAATAAATGGCAACAACGCTTGTGGAGAATGTTCCGTAATACCATTAAGTATGGCGACCAGGTTTTCATTCGTGACCCTGAAACTTTTAAGTTGATTTGGGTAGATCCTACTAAAGTTGAAAAGATCATTGTTAATGAGAGCAAGGGTAAAAGTATCGAACAGTATGTTGTTAGAGATCTTGATTTAAATTTACAAACTCTAGTAGGTACTAATCTATTAGTACATGATCAGTATAGCTTTCCGGGCGGTTATCCGCGCAGTAGTAATCCAGCAGCAGGTGCTGGTACTGTAAATTACGGACAATCGAGTACACCGGGTTCAAGAGGTAGTCGTTTTAATAACCCAGAAAACAGTGTTGCAATTGATGCTAGCCATGTATTACATCTAAGCCTAAGTGAAGGATTAGATAATCAATGGCCATTTGGTACCAGCATATTAGAAGCTGTATATAAAGTATACAAGCAGAAAGACTTGCTTGAAGATGCTATTATTATCTATCGTATTGTACGTGCACCAGAACGTCGTATTTTCTATATTGATGTGGGAAGTTTACAAGGTCCTCGTGCTATGCAGTATGTTGAACGTATTAAGAATGAAATTTATCAACGTCGTATCCCAAATAGAACAGGCGGCGGACAAAGCGTTATTGATGCTAGTTACAATCCCATTAGTATTAATGAAGACTTTTTCTTGGCTACAAACAGTGAAGGCAAAGGTACAAGAATTGATACACTTCAAGGCGGTGAAAATCTTGGACAGATTGATGACTTAAAGTACTTTAATAACAAAATGGTTAGAGGACTGGGTGTTCCTAGCAGCTATCTACCAACTGGTGCAGATGATGGTACAGCAACTTATAACGATGGTAAGGTTGGTACTGCTATGATTCAAGAGTATCGATTTAGCAAGTATTGTCAGAGATTGCAGAATCTCATGATTACAACACTTGACCATGAGTTTAAGATGTTTTTAAAACAGAGAGGTATTGAAATTTCAAGTAATCAATTTGAATTACAGTTTCATCCACCTCAGAGCTTTAGTCAGTATCGTCAGATACAAATTGATACTGAACAAATTGGTGTGTTTAGTAATTTAATGAGCACAGAAGCAGCCAAATATGTTAGCAAGCGTTATGCTCTACAGCGGTATCTAGGATGGACAGAAGAAGAAGTACTAGAAAACGAAAAACTTTGGAAGGAAGAAAACGCCAAGAAAGTAAAAGACAAAATTGGACAAAGTCCAGCAGAAGAAAACCAAATTGGATTAGGTGGTGTTGGTATTCGACCTCCTACTGAAGATTTAGAAGGATTAGGCGGAGAAGAAGAAATACCGCCAGAAACAGAAGGACCAGAAACTGGATCTACTACGCCTGCTGGTAACGAAGCTGGGGGAGCAGAATCACCAACATTACCAGCAGTATAATACAATTATAAATATGGTGTGTAGACTACGAGGAATAATTAATGAGAGCTGATGAATTTGATGGCAAATATGCTGATATAGCTGCTGATAAACAAGAACAGCAAACGGTTACCAGCACTCGTAAACCTAAATTTACACTGAAACATTTGAATAAGTTAAAAAAAATGCGTTCAGCAGAAGATTTAGAACGCTTAATGCGTATGGATACACTTGAAATAATATACGGTACACCAGAAGAAGAAGCAGCTAGCGGATTGGGAATGTGAGGATTTGAATGGTTTATAATATTACAAAAAGCGATAGTTCGCCTTTAGTAAGTATTCCTGATAGCACACAGGATACTACAAGTACTAGTCTCATATTACCAGGACGTAACTCAGTTAATTTTGGACTAAGCATCGATCAGAATTTTGTAAAATTATTACAGCATTTTGCTAATACAACATCACCGCCAAATCCTTTACAAGGTCAAGTGTGGTTTGATTCTATAAACAATAATTTAAAAGTATATGACGGTAGTAAGTGGGTAGAAATATCAACTGGATTTGACGGATCTAGTGGTATAACTACTACACCTGTTGGCCCTAATAATACAAATATAACCATAGTTGTTAGTCAATATCAGATAATTGTAGCTGTTAGTGCTGATAGCATAGCTAGAAGTGATTGTCCGGATAATATTATATATAATGACACATCATATGCATTTGCAACTAGATTTCCAAACGGTATAAGTCCCGGTGTAAATGTTTCTAGTGATCCGAGTGGTTTAATTAATTATCAATTTAATGGAACTAGCACTGCTGCAAATATATTATCACAATCTCGTACAATTTTTATTAACGGATCTGTATACGGACATTATAAATTTGATGGTAGTAGCGATGTAAATGTTACTATAACAGATAGTAATGTATACGTTACAAATGCAGCTGGATTTACCAGTAACATAACTGTTGCAGGTACTTGGACTAAAGTTTTAGTTAGTAACGGTGGTAGGATTTTAGCAGGTAATAATATTTCTCAAAGTGATATTGTTGCAGCATTAGGATACACTCCGTACGACGGTGCAAATATAAATGTAAATGCCATTAGTAATACTGTTGTAGCTAGAGATCAAAATGCAAATTTTGGGGCAAATATTGTAGTGTGTAACAATCTTGCAACAAATGCAGTTTTAGGTAATTTAATTGGTACAGCATCAAATGCACTGGTTTTAACTAATCCTAGAACCATTTATATTGATGGCGATGTTTACGGTAATGTGAGATTTGATGGTAGTAGTAATGTTGTAATTGAATCTAATTTAGTAACAAGCGGGGTTACTGCCGGAGTTTATAACCTTGTCAACGTTGATGAAAAAGGTAGAGTTACAAATGGCGGATACTATGATCAGTCTCCTTTTAATGCTATCGTTATGTTTCCTTCAGCAGGTTTTATACCAAATGGATGGGCCCCGTGTAATGGAAATACGGTAGTAGATACTACAACTGGAACAGTTACCATCACACCTAATTTAATAGCAGCCTCTTCTAATTTATCAATGGTTGCCGGAGTTCCTTTAAAGTATTACATAAAGTATATAAGTGCAGCAGTAAAATCTGATGAAATACCATTAACAACTGGTACACTTGGAACCGGTCCGGCGGTGATATTAGGACTTCAAAGTACTCCTATAACACCGAGTGTAACAACAGTAGCAACTCCGGCATTAATGGGAGGACCTCTTCCTAAATCATTAGCAGGAGGATTTAAAAATATTACTACTAATAATAGTACATCATTGAACACATCAGCAGTCACACCGTTTGTTAATACAACATTTACTGATAATACATTTTTTGATGCAGTAGCCTTAATAATGGGATTAGGTGATACTAATGGTATTATGTTTAGTACTTACGATGTATGGAATAATTTATCCAGTTTAGCTGTTCAAGACATGATTGATAATTTGCATAAACGTGCAGAACAGAACTTACCGGCAGCAGCCGGTAAGTATATGATAACAATATCATTACTTAGACAACAAGTTAAAAGCCTTAATATACCTAATAATATTGCATTTAGTCCGTTGCTACAAGATCAATTGATGTCTAGTATTATTAATAATTTTGCCCATCAGTTGCTTATAGCTGGTATACCGGCTGTTGACAATAACTTATTTGGTTGTTATTATTTTGGTTCTGCAGCAGCATGGATAGCTATTGCTAAAAGTAATCCAACAGATATTGTAAGCACAACATTGCATAATGCTGGGTTTTTTACAACAAGTACAAGTGATTTGGGATCATATACTAGAGATCAATTGTTTTCTCTATTTGCAAATGTAATGCAAGTGGCTAAACAGGAAATACAGTATAGAATAGAAAACGATATTGATATAATTTCATCTGGACAGCCTATTTCAACAGGTAATACTAATGTTATAGTTACTACAGCATCAATAAATGGTTATAAAATAGGTGATAGTAACTTTACAGATCTACAAGGTGGATATTTTCCAGAATATGATGTATTAACTATACCTGGTTTGGGTAGTAATATTGCAGTTGTTGGATCGTCTACTACACACGGATCAATTGGAACTGTGTCAATGAGTTTGGCGGACGCTGGTGCTTGTGCATTAGTTGGAGTATTAACTTCTGATAATACATATGATCAAGCAGGTATAGCACAAGTAATTGTCAATAGAACTGGTGCTAGTGCTAGTCAACTAGTTGATTTTAGTGGTAAAAATGGTTTTGATTGTGCAACAGCTCAGAATTCTTTTGATTATATGGATGCAGCTATATATGGCCCAAATGCTAATTCGGATGCAAGTCAGAAATATGGAAATCTGTATGTTAATACAGCTTATTTAAAATCAGCACTTGATATTGAAGATCACACAGAGTTTAAAATTTCAATTGGAAGTTTATTCCAAGGAACACTAAGCAATATTCAGTTAGATAGGTTAGATACTCTTAGATCACAAGTGTATAATGATGGTTCTGAAATGGTTCAAGCTCAAGCAACAATTGGATCTACAGTTGAAATCGTAAGTAATACAACAGTTGCATCATCAGTTGTTAGTAAACCTTTTGGTGAAAACGAAACAGGATATCTTTTTATATCACCATTAGCCGGATTCTTTGTACCTAACACTTGTGATACTACAGCATCAGCACCATTTCCTAGTCCTTCTTCAATTCTAGATAGACTTAATATTAATCTTGTTAGTGGGCAACCTTCCTCTACATATACAGCTGGTATAACTTTTAACAATAATCAAAGTGGTATTCCGGACAGTAATATTACGGCATCGGGTAGTACATATGTCGAAAATAACCAAAATTCGGTGTCAAATCAGCCATTACAACCGCAAGGTAATAACTATAGTACCACAAGTAATAGCAGTAACTGAAGAGTAATTTAACAGAAATAAGACAAAAAAGACATTTTTTTGGTTATTTTGTTATAAAAAATCAAAAGTTTATTAAATAGTGTCGAGTCTGTTTAACATCTTAACAACAAGGAGACCCATTATGAGTAGTAAAAAGCTTGAAAAAGTTTTAGAATACTTGATTAACAATCAAGAAGACAAAGCCAAAGAACTATTACATCAAGTGTTTATTGAAAAGGCACGTGCAATCCATGAAGACCTCATAAACATGGATGAAGAAGAAATGGAACTAGAGGATGGATGCGGGGACGAAGGCGACGAGTTTAAACACGACGTTATGAACCACGATGATCACCTCGACGAACTCAGCCAAGAAATCGAATCTGAAGAAACAATGGCAGAAGGCGACGACGATATGGACATTGATATGCCAGATATGGGTGCAGATGACGACATGATGGACATGGACGACATGGGCGCAGATGACGACATGATGGACATGGGCGATGAAGATCATGTTGATGCTGGCGAAGTTGATATCGACGCTGTTGAAGATTCAATGGGCGACTTGGAAGATGCACTTGCACAGTTAAAAGCAGAGTTTGAAAAGCTAGAAGCTGGTGAAGACGCATCAGACGAAGAAGGCACAGAAGACTTTGAAGCTGGTGAAGAAGCTGGTGAAGAAGAAGCAAGTGACGAAGAAGCAAGTGACGAAGAAGCTGATGAAGAAGGCGAAGAAGAAGAAATGGACGAAAGCTGGTTAGCAGAGTTCGACGATCTTGACGAAAGCATGACATTAGATAAAGCTCCTGTTGCAGATATGGACGGTGAAGTAGGTGCTGGTAAGTTTTCAAAAGTAGAAGCTAACACCAAGAGTCCAATCGCTAAAGCACCAGAAGCAATGTTTGGTGCAAAGCCAGTTAAAACTGGTGAAGGTGCTACTAAAAGTGGATTCGAACGCGAAACTGCTCCGAGTGCTGCTACACTAAAAGGCATGAAAGAAGACAACCGTCGCAAGAAGTCAACTGATGAAACAAAGTCAGTTAGCAAAGAAGGCGACAGTTCAGCTCTTTTAAATAAAAAGGGTGACGGCTTTGGCGAAACAGGCAAGAAAAGCCCACTTACAACAAGCCCACGTAAGTAAAAATAACACATACTATATAAACAAAAATGAGTCGCAATTTACAGATTACGACTCATTTTCTGTCAAAAAACTGTTATTTTAGCTATAAGTTATTAAATTTCAATAAATATCTATAGGCACTTAGATAATAAGGTACCAAATGAAGAATAGTTTACTGGTTGAACATTTAGATTATGATACATCACACGCTGAAGTTATCACTGAAAGTGATGACAGTGGTGCTGAGAAGAAAGTATTCATGAAGGGTATTTTCGTTCAGGGTGGTATACGTAATCACAATGGTCGCGTATATCCAGTTAGCGAAATCAGAAAGGCAGTTGATAGTATCAATGATGCCATTAAGAAGGATGCAGGAGTATTGGGCGAGTGTGATCACCCGCAAGAACTACAAATACACCTGGATCGAGTTAGTCACAAGATCACTGAAATGTGGATGGATGGAGGTAACGGTTACGGAAAGCTCCAAATTCTTCCTACACCTTGTGGCAACATAGTAAAGACACTACTAGAATGTGGGGTTAAGTTAGGTGTTAGTTCCCGCGGTTCTGGCAACGTTGATGACAGTGGCGAAGTTTCAGATTTTGAAATGTTAACTGTTGACATTGTTGCTAAACCCAGTGCGCCTAATGCATACCCAGTACCAATGTACGAAGCATTAATGCATCGTAGATACGGTAATACTGTGTATGACCTTGCAGAAAGTGTAAAGTTTGACCCGAAGGCGCAGAAACATTTAAAAAAGATTCTGTTAGGTTGGGTTGATGAGTTGAAGATATAACAAGGAGTAATGTCTGATGGAAAAGGAACTAAAAGATCTTCTTGAAAATGAAGTTTTGGGTGAAGACGTTAAAACTGCATTACAAGAGGCCTTTGACAGCAAGATAAAAGCCGTTGAGCAAAAACTCAACGAGGATTATGCTGCTCGTTACGCCAATGACAAGTCTACTCTTGTTGAAGCAATGGACAATATGCTTACAGATGCAATCAAAGCTGAATTAAATGAGTTTGCAGAAGACCGTAAGGCAGTAATCTCACAAAAAGCTAAGTTAAGCAAAGCAACACTAGAAGCTAAAAAAGTTTACGGTGCAAAGCTTGCTGAGCATTCTAAACTTTTAAATGCTTTCTTAGCAAAGCAGTTAAAAGAAGAGATTGCAGAGTTTCATGCTGATAGAAAGCAGCTTGAAAGTCAACGTAAGCAAATGGCCAAGGAAGTAAAGACTATCAAGGAAAGTGCAAGAAAAGCTGTAGCAGATCGTATAGAGAAGCTAGAGGGTTTTGTGCTTAAAAATCTTTCCGAAGAAATCACTGAATTCCAAATTGACAAGAAGGCACTTGTAGAGCAGAGAGCTAAGCTCGCTGCTGAAGGCAAGAAGCAAATCACAGAAACTCGTGCTAATTTCTTAAAGAAGGCTACATCAGTTGTTGATAAAACACTGAATGAAGTAATCAAGAACGAAATGGTACAATGGAGAGACGATATTAAAGTTGCTCGTGAGAATAACTTTGGTCGTCGTATTTTTGAAGCTGTTGCAGCAGAGTACATGGCTAGCTACCTTTCAGAAGGAAGCGAAGTTAAAGCTCTTAAAGCACAGTTAGACGAGAGCAAAAAGAAGATAGCTGAAAGCATCTCACTAGCCCAGAAGCAACAAAAACTAATGGAAAGTGTAGAAGCTAAAGCTCGCATGGCCAGCGATCGTGCGGTGAGATTAGAAACACTCAACGAGTTACTTTCTCCTCTTAACCGTGAGAAAAAGGCAGTAATGGGAGAAATGCTTAAAGACATTAAGACTGCAAGTCTTAAGGAAGCCTTTAATCGTTACCTTCCAGCCGTGATGAACGGTAGCAACCAGAGTGTTCCCGGAAAGGTAGCCCTTTCTGAGACTACTCAAACAAAATCCGTGGCGGTCACGGGCGACAGGATGAATAAACTGTCTGAAGCAGTGATGGAAAATTCAACCGGTGAAGACATTGGCCAGATTTTACATCTTGCTGGTTTAAAAAGAAGTTAATTAGGAGAATATATTAAAATGAGTAAGAACCTCTTTGAAACACATTGGGCAGCAACCAAAACAGCCCTCTGCGAAGGTCTAACAGGCAATCGCAAGAAGGTTATGGAAGTAGTCCTAGAAAACACCAAGAAGGACCTCTCTTCTAAGAGTGGTATACTTTTTGAAAGTGCAACAGCTGGCTCAACAAGCGCAGGTAACGTTGCTACTTTAAACAAAGTTATCCTTCCAGTAATACGTCGCGTTATGCCAACTGTTATTGCTAACGAAATCATCGGCGTTCAACCAATGACTGGCCCAGTTGGCCAGATCCATACTCTACGTGTTCGTTATGCTGACACCTTTGGTGCACCAGCAGGCGTCGCAGCAGGAACAGAAGCACTATCTCCTTTCGAGATTGCACGTTTCTATTCAGGTAACGGCGATAGCAACACACCAAAAGCTGCACCAGTAAGCGTACTAGAAGGTACAGCTGGTAAGCGTTTGAACATCCAGGTTTTGAAAGAAACTGTTGAAGCAAAGACTCGTAAGCTCAGCGCTCGTTGGACTTTTGAAGCTGCTCAGGATGCTCAGGCACAGCAGGGAATCGACATCGAAGCAGAAATCATGGCAGCTCTTGCACAGGAAATCACTGCTGAAATCGATCAGGAAATCCTTGTTTCACTACGTACACTAGCTGGAACAACATTAACATACGATCAAGGTGCTGTATCAGGTACTGCAACTTACGTTGGTGACGAACATGCTGCTCTAGCAGTTCTAATCAACCGTGGTGCAAACTTGATTGCTGCTCGCACACGTCGTGGTGCTGGTAACTGGGTTGTTGTAAGTCCAACTGCTCTTACAATCCTCCAGTCAGCAACAACTTCAGCATTTGCTCGTACAACTGAAGGTACATTCGAAGCTCCAACTAACACTAAATTCGTTGGTACACTCAACAACAGCATGAGAGTCTATGTTGACCAGTATGCTGCTGATGACACTAACGTTCTTGTTGGTTACAAAGGCCCAGGTGAGATAGACGCTGCTGCGTACTATTGCCCGTACGTTCCTTTAACAAGCTCAGGCGTCATTATTGATCCAAATACTTTCGAACCAGTTGTTAGCTTTATGACTAGATATGGTTATCTAGAACTCAGCAACACAGCAAGCAGCTTAGGTAACGCAGCTGATTACCTCGCAGGTATTGCAATCAATACTGCACATTTGAAATTTCTGTAAAATATTGTTTTTACAAGAGTTTTTGTATAAATTTTGTAGAACTGGGAGCAATAGCTCCCAGTTTTATTTTGTCTAAAATAGATCAAAGCCTTGTTGTTCTAATTAATCTAGTTAATTTTTATTATAATTGACAATTACACCTTAACCTTATATATATAATATATGCAAGATACAATTTTAGACAAAGTAAAAGATCTTATTAAAATTTCTAAGCCAGACGGCATTGTTACCAAATTGAGACATAATTCTGAATTATGGCCTATAATATTAGAATATACTAAGAATTTTCAATTTCAAAACAAGTCCGAACAAATATATTTTTATGCTGAGCAATTAAAATCGAAACCTCAATGTAAGTGTGGTCAACCTGTAACATTTGTATCTATTGTGTTAGGATATAGAGAATTTTGTAGCAGAAGTTGTATATATTCTAAAGAAGCTGCATTAGAAAGACGTGTTGCTGCAATGAAACTCAATGGCGGAGTTGGATTAGCTAATCCAAAAACTTACCTAAAAGCTAAAGGTAAACTTCAAGAAAAATATGGTGAGGATGTTATAAATCCGGGACAAATCAAATCTCATAGAGAGAGTATGATAATTAATAATCCTATGTTCTTAGAAGAAAACAAAAAGAAATTACAGAAAACATTTGAAGAAAAATATGGATTAGGTAGAAATAATCCAGGAAGAAAAAATTGTACAGATACTCAACTCGATATTCTTATAAATGATAATAAATTTGCATCTATTGTTAAAGGTAAAAGTGCTGTAACAGTTGCTAACGAGACTGGACTAAATCATTCAACTATTATGAGAAGGGCATATAAGTTAAATTTAATAGATACTATGGATTATAAACCACCAAGTGCAATGGAAAATGATTTAGCATTATGGTTAGATAGTATGAATATTGAATATCAAAGAAGAAATCGTAAGATCTTATCAAATCAATTAGAACTTGACTTTTATTTTCCGCAATGGAATTTAGCTGTAGAATTACACGGATTATATTATCATTCAGAGATAAGCGGTAAAAAAGACAAACGTTATCATCATCAAAAATATCTAGGATGTCAGATAAAAAATATACAACTTTTACAATTTTGGCAAGATGAATATTGGAAACATAATAATGTAATTCGAAGTAAAATTTTATATCTTGCTAATATTATTCAAAATAAAATACCTGCTAGAAAATGCAAGTTAATGGTACTCACAGATAGTGTAATTGAACGCGATTTTATGAATAAAAATCATATACAGGGTTTTGCAGATTATCGTCAATGGAGTTTAGGAGCATGGTATAATGAAGAATTGGTTGGGGTGATGTCATTTTCTACTCAAATGAAACGACTAGAACTGATTAGATATGCTACTAAAATAGATGCAGTAGCCTCCGGACTATTTTCTAAAATGTTAAAAAAGTCAATTAATGAATTTAAATTTTCGGGACATATTGTAAGTTTAAGTGATAATAGAATTAGTAATGGACGGTTATATTATAATAGCGGATTTACATTTGTAAATGAATCAACTCCCGGATATTGTTATACGTATGATTATGAAACTCGTATTAATAGACAACAGTGTATGAAACATAAACTTATTAAAAGACATAAGTTAGATCCTAAAATTATCAACACAATAACAGAATGGGAATTGGCACAGAATTTAGGTTATGATCGGTTATGGGACGTAGGAAAAAAGAAGTGGGTTATAAAAATTTAAGTAGTATTGAAGATTTATTGAACTCTTCTCCTAATACATAGTATCATTATACAACAGAATAGGGGATAAGTAATGGATTGCTATATCTATGACACAGTAAGAACACCGCGAGGCAAAGGTAAGCCCGACGGTGCATTACATGAAGTATCAACTTTACGATTACTTACAACCGTTCTTGAGAGTATCAAAAATCGAAACAATATCACAGGACCAGAAGTTGATGATTGTGTTATTGGCTGCGTTGATCCTGTTGGGGAAGCCGGCGGTGATATAGCAAGAGCAGGTACAATTGCTGCTGGATATGGTAATGATGTCCCTGGAGTTCAAATTAATCGTTTCTGTGCATCAGGACTAGATGCAGTTAACCTAGCAGCCGCTAAGATCATGTGTGGACAAGATGAATTGACAATTGGCGGCGGTGTTGAGTCAATGTCTCGTGTTGGACTAGGTGCAAGTGGTGGTGCTTGGCCTGCAGATCCATTTATAGCAATACCCTCTTACTTTATGCCACAAGGTGTTAGTGCAGACTTGATTGCAACCAAATACGGATTTGCTCGTAGTGACGTAGATGCATATGCTGTTGAATCACAGCGTCGTGCTGCCGCAGCCTGGGCAGAAGGTAGATTTAGTAATTCAGTGGTGCCTGTTCGAGATTTGAACGGTGTAACAATACTTGATAACGATGAGCATATGAGACCAAATGCAACATTGGAATCAATGGGTGCATTAAAGCCATCATTTAAAATGTATGGAGAAATGGGCGGATTTGATGCAGTAGCGACTCAAGCATATCCAGCTATTGAAAAACTGGACTATGTGCATCATGCTGGTAATAGTTCAGGTATAGTTGACGGGTCGGGTGCTGTATTACTTGGTACAAGAGAAGCAGGTAAACGACTGGGACTTAAACCACGAGCACGTATAGTTGGTTTTCAAAATATTGGATCAGAACCTGCAATAATGCTTACAGGTCCAGTTGATGTAACCAATAAACTGTTGGCAAGACTAAAAATGAATATTGCAGACATTGATTTGTTTGAAGTCAATGAAGCATTTGCTGCGGTTGTGTTGCGATACTTGCAAGCATTTGATCTTGATCCTGCTAGAGTTAATCCAAATGGCGGAGCTATTGCTATGGGACATCCACTAGGAGCAACAGGTGCAATGCTAGTCGGTCATGCTGTTGATGAACTTGAAAGAACAAATAAAAGTACTGCACTTGTAACACTGTGTATTGGTGCAGGTATGGGTACTGCTACAATTATTGAACGAGTTTAATGGGGAGCTAGTGATGAATTTAGTAAACTTTGAAATTGAGTTTGATAAACATGTTTTAGTTGCATATTGGAACATGCCCGATCGCTCCGTTAACGTAATTAATGATAGTGTAATGGATGAACTTGATCAAATTATTAATCAAGTAGTAGTCGATGAAAGCATTAAAGGATGTGTTATAGCATCTAAGAAAGCAGCGTTCTCCCCTGGTGCAGATTTGTCTTTGCTTGAGGAAAGCAAAAGACTGTATGAGAAAACCGTTGCAGAACAGGGAGAAGAACAAGCTAACGTATGGTTCCTCAACAATTCTAGCAAGTTGTCGAGATTACTACGAAAGCTAGAAACTTGTGGAAAATCATTTGCTTGTGCAATACACGGTTACTGCTTTGGTGGATCATTTGAATTGGCACTTGCATGTCATCATCGTGTTATGGATTCGAACGCTAAGATTGGATTACCCGAAGTTAAAGTGGGTATATTCCCAGGTGCAGGTGGTACGCAGCGTGTGGCAAGATTACTTGAAACTGAACAAGCACTTCAATTCATGCTGAAAGGTAATCCAATGGATGCAGTAAAAGCATTGAAATCAAATCTCGTACATGAGATTTGTGCTGAAATTGATCCTGTAGAACTTGCTAAACAGTGGGTTGAGGATCAGGGAGATCCAGTTGCTCCCTGGGATAAGAAAGACTTTAAGAACCCGTCGGGTAAGGTATTTTCTCCTAAAGGTATGATGATTTGGCCGGCAGCTAATGCTATCTATAGACGTGAAACATACAATAACTATCTCGGAGCAAGAGCAATTCTCACAGCAGTATTTGAAGGACTTCAACTGCCAATAGATAAAGGCTTAATGGTCGAGTCGAGATTATTTGCTAATATTGTTCGTTCAAAAGAAGCAGAAGCAATGATACGCTCACTGTTTCTATCCAAGAATGAGTTAGACAAAGGTGCTCGTAGACCAGCTGATATTCCGCCTGTTACCCTTAATAAGATTGCTGTTATTGGTGCAGGGTTAATGGGTGCAGGTATTGCTTATGTATCTGCACAGAACGGATTAGAAGTTGTACTAGTTGACAGCACACAAGAACGTGCTGATGCAGGTAAAGCATCAGTAGACAAGTTAGTATCTGGATTGGTTTCTAAAAAGCGTACTACTGTAGAAGCTAAAGATGCATTGCTTGCTAAAATTACAGCAACAGCAGACTACTCTACGTTACAAGGAGTTGATCTTGTTGTTGAAGCAGTTTTTGAAGATCGTGATGTTAAAGCAACTGTTATCAAAAATGTTCAAGCGGTAATTGGTTCTGAGGTTATATTTGCATCAAATACTTCTACACTTCCTATTACCAGTCTTGCTGAAAACTCACTTGATCCTGGCAAGTTTGTTGGCATACACTTCTTCTCCCCTGTTGATAAGATGCAGTTAGTTGAAGTTATCAAGGGCAAAAAAACAGGTGATCTTGCACTTGCTACTGCACTAGACTTTGTGCGTATCATTAAGAAGACTCCCATCGTAGTTAATGACACTCGTGGATTCTACGCTAATCGTTGTGTACTGAATTATGTGCGTGAAGGACATCTTATGCTTGCGGAAGGGATACCTGCTGCAATGATTGAAAACTGTGCTAAAATGGCAGGTATGCCAGTTGGTCCGCTAGCACTTAACGACGAAGTTGGACTCGACTTAGGTTGGAAAATACTTCAAGCAACTAAGAAGGATCTGGGCAATGATGCAGTAGATCCGGTACAAGAATGCCTTTTACATTGTATGGTTGAAACTAACGAGCGCTTGGGTCGTAAAAACGGTCGGGGGTTCTACGACTATTCTGCAGACGGTAAGAAATCACTATGGACCGGAATTACAGACATATTTAAAACTGTAGTTGATCCAGATACTATTAATGTTGAAGAACTTAAACAGAGATTTCTTGTTGTTCAAGCAGTTGAAGCAGCTAGAACTATTGAAGAAGGAATCATTACCGAGCAAGAAGCAGATGTTGGTTCTATCTTTGGATTTGGGTTCCCGCCTTTCACTGGAGGAACAATCTCATACATTAATCAAATGGGTAAACACGCATTTGTTGAACTATGTGACAGTTTTGAAGCAAAGTATGGATATAGATTTAAAGCACCCGAATCCTTGCGTAAATAATGTAAAGGAGAATGGTTATGGCTAAGAAAGCATTTATATGTGCATTACACAGTTCTACATTAGGAGACGATGAAAAGAAGTTTCTAACTGAGCACCAACCGTGGGGTATAATTATCTTTGGTTATAGTGCTAGGACCAAAGAGCAACTAACTACACTTATTAACGATATTAAGAGTGTTCTCGGTAATGACACTATGATTCTTGTTGATCAAGAAGGCGGTCGTATTCAACGACTTAAACCGCCAGCTTGGAAAGTACACCCTGCTGCAAGATCATATATAGATGCTGCACCCAATCATTTGGTAACTAATGAAACATTACTAGAAGTAATGAATGGTGCACAAGATATAGCTACTGAATTAAAAGAAGTGGGAATAAATGTAGATTGTTTTCCTGATATGGATGTTCCGGTACCAGGTGCAAATGATGTAATAGGTGATAGAGCATATTCTGAAGATACTGCTCAGGTTGCTATACTAGCAAGAGCTGCTGCATTTGGATTAATGCAGGGAGGAGCTTTGCCAGTTATTAAACACATGCCAGGACATGGTAGAGCTACTGTAAATAGTCATTTAGCACTACCTACTGTAACAGAGTCTATTGACGTTTTAAAGAGTACAGATTTCCTACCATTCAAATTGAACGCAGATTTACCAATGGGCATGGTAGCTCATATTGTATATTCTGCAATTGATTCAACTGAGCCTGCATCGCAATCAGCAAAAGTTGTAAATGAAGTAATCAGAGAACATATCGGATTTAAAGGTATATTAATGACAGATGATTTGACTATGGAGGCATTAAGTGGTACTTATGCTGAACGTGCCCAGAAAGCTATTGCTGCTGGAATTGATATAGTTCTTATCTGTGATGAGTTCAAGGACCAGTCAACAATAGATGTTGCTAATAATGTTCCAGAAATTTCAGATAGAGTAGCTGAATTAACTAAAGCTGCATTAGCTAGAATTAGTTAAAAATGTGCATTTAGTCTAATCCCGAACACATTTACTGGACCTCGGTCTTTGTTATAACCGGGGTTCATAAGTCTTTGATAATCAAACGTAACATCTAAGTTTTTGTTAAATCCTAACTTGTAGTAGGCTTCTAGATCTTTTTCAGGACCATAGTTTAATGCACCGTCACCTATATTCAATCCTGTACCACCTGCTGATAAGAATCTAATCTGAGGTCCGTTGATAGCGTTAATTGATCCTGCAATACCAAACTCATCAAACGGTCTATTCCATGCCTGACCTGCTGCTACAAAACCCATAGCCCAAGAACGATCAATGTCAGTATTAGCAATAGTTTCTATTCTACCATCGCTCATACCTGCACGTACAAACATGCCGAGGTTTGGTATTATTTGTTGTTGCCAATTGAACCCTACACCCATTTTGTTTGTTCTGGTTCTTAGATCTGACTGTGCAGGAGGACTATTGCCATTGAAATTTTCATATGCTAATAATTGATCTAATACAGCGTATTTGCCCCAATTCTCATACGCTAAGAGTTTTAAAGAACCTCGTTGACCAAGTATTTCGTAGCGATGTTCAAACTCCATAACAGCACCCCATTGATTGAAGATCTGTCGATCAAAGTTCATAGCTCCCGGGTATTGTGGCAATTCGAACACACCAGCTCTGAAGATGTTGTTACCCTTCTTGAATTCTGCAGCCGCACCCCATGTATAACCCCATTGATCTTGTGCATAGTTAAACGATCCGATACTGTTAAAGGATAGATTTATAAACCCTTGTGTGGGATCGTGTGCATAGATATTGTCATTAAAAATATCGCCTACATTAAACTTACCAACGGTAAAGACAATACGATCTTTGCTAACCTTACCTCTCAATTGATTCTCAGTTGATGCAAGCACTTGGCTTCGTGCACCAGTCTTGGGATCGTAAACATAATCGCCGCCCAAGTTGATAGTTTGTTTAAAGTATAGACGCTGAAGCTCTACATATGGCGTACTGGCACCTTGTCCGACAATACCATTTGGATAACCAGCAGCACCATTTGAAGTACCACCTATGCCATAACCCGATTGCAGTGCAGGATTTGCAAAAACTTCTGCACCCTCCCATAGTTTAACACCCACAAACAAGTTGTTCATAGATGTAAATCTAGCTTCACCGTAAGATGGTAAACTGTTTTGTCCATCATATAGTGCTGGAAAACGCGGATATCCTTGTACAAATTGCACAGCCTGACCGTGAACACTCCATCTGTAATTTTCGTCACTATTGATCAAAGGTTGACTAGTAACGTCATCTGCTGATGCTGATACAACTTTTAAACTTAATAAAAGTCCAACAGCAATCGAACGTGATCGTAACATTAAAAGTTAGTCCTTAATCTAATACCAAATATATTAGCAGGCCCTCGATTTTTACTTAGATTTGGATTTGCTACCAATTGATAGTCAAATGATAAATCTACATGATCATTAATACCTATTCTATAATAAGTCTCTAGATTCTTTTCTGCACTGTAATTTTTATTACCGTCACCTTCTATTCCGATTGTACCATTTGGTAGCACAGCTCTGACACCTTTCATACCAGCATACCCGCCACCTATACCAAACTCATCTAGAGGACGATTCCATAACTTGCCAGATAATACAAAGCCACCTGATATGCTTTTATTAATGTCCTTATAATCAAAAGTTTTATTATCAACACCTGCACGTAAGAAAAAACCAATATTTGTTACAATTTGCTGTTGAATGTTTATTCCCATTCCTAATTTGGTTCGTCGTAATTCATTTTTAACAATAGTTGGTACAACATCTGTATCCTTGTATTGGTATAAATTATCTCCTAGACTATTAAGATACCCATTATCTTGATAACCTATAAACTTAATACTACCCGGTTGTCCAAAAAACTTATCATGTCTGATTTCAAATTCTCCAATTGCCTGGTACTGATTAAGCGGCTTAGGATCAACATTAACACTGTTTCCGGGCAACGATCCTTGAAAGAGTCCCACTCTGACCGTCCACCAATCGTTAGTCCATTCTAAAGCACCACCGTATGTAAAACCCCACAAGTCCCACGCAAAATCTACACTATCTAATCCATTGAATGTCCAATTCAAAAAATGTCTACTGGGATCGTGCGCATAAATGTTGTCATCAAAAATATCTGCTACAGAGAATTTACCAATAGTAAATCTCAGACGATTCTTACTTACCTTACCGGTTAGTTGATTTTGTAGTTTTTCAAGTGCAACATTTCTAGCACCTTCTAACTGTGCTTCAGATCTGTCATTATCTAAATTGATTTCCTGTTGTAAAAATAATCGTTGCAATCTAAGATATGGACTAGAACTTTTCATTTTTGGTGTTGTAACATTAACTGAATTTTCAACATTGAGGTAATCAGAAATATTATATCCCTGCATAATTTCTGGATTAGCAAAAACAGTTGCACCGTCCCAGATATTCATTCCGAGGAATAAATTAGACCTAACTCCGTTTACCACGTGCCCGCGGTTTATATTATTTGGTTTAGTATCATCATTGAATGCAGGATATCCTTGTGTAACATCAGTCATTGTCCAAGTATACGTTAACGTATTAAGTGGGTTAGATTTATCTAGCATCATTGGTATTGGAACATGTTGATCCTCTGTATGCTCAGCATGTAACGGTGTTGAAATCAAGCAAAATGTAAACAACAGTGCCAGACTGTTGCTGTAAAAATTGCGAGTTTCAGCTTTTAGTTTCATTACTTTTAATATAGCATCTTACCAAAATTTGTCAATGCGTGTTAACATTGTGCTTGCTAAATATCAAGCACAATAATGGAGTCAATTTATGGCTGTAGGATATAACTGGACCTGGGGTCCAATGAAAGTGGGATATGTTAATAATACTCCGGATGTTGTTACTGGTATAGCATGGATTTGCATAGCGATAGATCCCGATTTTAGCTATGACATACATGGTAAAGAATCTGGAATTTTGCTTGCGCCACCGCCAGATCAACAAAATTTTATCAAACTAAGCGATATCACAGCTGATATTGTAAACAGTTGGATAGTAAATGGATTAGATACTGCTGCTATAGAAGCAACATGTAATGAGTATCTTCAACAACAAATAGATTCGATAGTCAGTACTGTAGCAGTACCAGATGGCGTATCTAACATAACAGTTGTAGCACCTGATCCATTATCTACTAATGCAACCGGGTCAACTTTGTAACGTTTTAGCACACGTTAGACTACTAATTAATAATATAAATTTAATAAATATTTCTAGACTTAGAGAGTTTGGACAATTAAATGAAAATTAATGAAATTTTATCAAAAAACAACAAAAATACAGAAAATTTAAATGAAGTTGCATTAACAGCAAGTCATTTAGTTAGACATAACGGTCAATATCTTATAAATGTAATAGATAAAATAATGAACGGCGGCGAGTTTCCGATTGTGGGAAAATATCAGTCAACTTATGGTAAAACTGTGACATTTGATCCGTCGCAAGCTAAAGTTTTAAAAAAATTATTTTATCTAAATGGTGATCCTAAAAAAGTAAAAATATCAACTGGTGGCAACATTATTCCGCCTGAACCATTGAGAATGATTACGTTAAAAACCACATCTGGACAAAATATTCCAACTGGTGCATTAGAAAAAACTGCTGATATCAAAGGAAAAGATGTAGATTATAATCTTGGAGATATTGGAGAATTTGCCATTGCAATAGCTGTATATACAAGATTTATTAAAAATGGCGAAACAGTTAGTATTGCTGATGTTGTTCGTATTATTAAAAAATTAAAATTTGGTTATAGTAAAACTGGGTCATCTGGTATTGCCGATGTGAGCAGTAAAATTACCTGGCCAAAAGGCAAAGTTGACGAAATTTCTTTAAATTCAGTTTTACCAAGAAGAAGCATGGATTATATTTTAAACAATATAAAAGCAACTGGTAAGATTGAAGAACAAATAATACAAGCTACATTTAACGGTGCTATTATGTATGCTAACGATAACGTTAAAGTTACTAATGGTATAGCTAGTATTAGCAAAAATAAAAAAACCAATTTTATCAAAATATCATGCGACGGGGTTAGTGATCAAAAAGGTACTAAAGCAGATGTAATAATGAATATTGACGGAACACCAATTAACATTGTTAGCGCAAAAGTTGGTAGAAGCCAATTAGGACAGGCAAGCGGGCACAATTTTGATAAACAAAGGTTATTCTTTAAAACTGTTTTTAACGAAAATGTGAGTTCTTTTAAAACATCATGGGGAGAAACACATAAAGAACACGATAAAGTTCTTCAAGCAATTTGGAATAAAATTAATCCTAAAATTGTAAGAGCTTTAGCTGGTGATAACGCACAAAAAGAATTACCAATTGTAAAACAACTAGCAAATGGATTAATTAAGTATAGTAATACAGCAACAGCAGGTGATGTTGACATTGTTAAGCTCATTGCAGTTCCTGGTAGCCCCGGTTATAAACTTTTAAAAGTTGATGAAAGATTATATGATGCCCTTAAACAAATAAATCTTATAGCAGTACCCGGTTCTAAAGGTGTTGCAATATATGGAATCTATAACAATAAAAAAATTCTGCTCATGAAATGTAGAAGTTATCATAGTAAAGTCGGAAACACCGTTAGAACTATAATAGAGGGTGGTGATCTACTAGACATAATGGCCGAGGTTGCTGATGAAAAATAAAGATAAAACCTAAAAAGGTAACGGTGGTTTTTCTTGAGATTTTGACTTATTTTCTATAGCATGCTTAGCAACCTTTTCTATATCATCAATCGTATTAGATATTAGATGATTCTCTAAAACATACTTGTAAGCACCATCTAGATCGAACTGTGATTTATCAAAGTTTCTTAGCAGTTCAATTAATTCGTCATCTGTTGTATAGGTCTTACCCCAGTCTTTGAGTAATGCTGCACCAGATCCATATCTAGCAATCCACGGAGTAGAATTCAACATACTTTCTAGCAATACCAAACCAAAACCTTCCTTGTAACTATGCATAACATAACAGTCAGCTTCAGAAATAGCACTCATTACATCTGCTTTATCTTCTATCATTAATGGTATAATTCCCGGTGATGCAGCTGGCATTAGATTGCTACGATTATCATAGCCAGTAGTTACTAGTACTGCATCTTTTATATTGGCTTTTTTGAATACCTCTGTTAATTCTTTCATAGCTTTATTATGCCAGTATCCGCCGCAGGACAAGAACATTGGTCCTTGTATATTATACTTGGCCTTGAAGCCCGGTTTGCCAATACTATCATGGTGTTTAATACCGTGTCTGATATTAACACCTTTACCTTCGGCACTGCTTCTTTTCAAACACTCAAGATCTTCTAATGTGCTCCACCCTACATATTTGCAACTGTTTATTGCTTGTAAACTTGCTGGACTATAAGAAGGAAGTATTATCATGTATAACATGGGATTAGGTATACTTCCAGCATTGCCCAATACAAAGTTTTGAACGTTTACATCTGCACCGTGTACTATGATCAAGTCCCAGGGTTCCAATAATATATTTGCTTCATTTGTCAAAGTAACACCGTTTTGATTGCCCATATGTTCTCCGGCAAGAACAGCAACCTGATGACCTCTGCTTAACGCCTCTTCGGCCATTGCCTGTACAAAATATTCACTACCACCCGGAAACGGATAATATCTATGCACTACAAATAATAGTTTTGCCATTGTTTACCACCAAATCTTTGCGTCCACTCTATCAGTAACTAATTTATGCATAATATTATTTTTCCAATTGGTATACTTTTCAAGTTCTTCTGGCCAGAATCTTTCATGCCATTCTATAAACATTTGTTTTGCAAGCGTATGAGTATTATTCTCCAACATCTTAGTTAATGTAGCAAATTCGCTGCCTTCTATATCCATTTTAATTACAACTTCATCATAATACTTGGTTCTTTTGTCAATAAACTCACTAAAGCATACGGTCGGAACTTCGACAGTAGAACAGTATTTTTCACCCATTTTCTCATACATTTCTGGCCATATACCAGTAAAGTACCCATCTTTTAAATCAAAGTTATTTGATCCGACATCTATATAGTCCTGTGCATCGGCATCGTAGTAACAATCAATAGTAGTTGTTCCTTCTTGATCGCTCACAGCAGCATTGATAAATTCTATATCTAAACTCTTCAACCACTCATCAGATTCTAATTTTTGTTGAGCAATTTTATATGTATAAGGATTAGCTTCAAAACAATATATTTTCCATGTATTATCAAAGTTATAGAATTTATTAAATTCAGATAAACCTTCAAATAAATGTGTTCCTAGATCATAAAATATTTTCATAGTAGTCCTAATAATTAAATAAGTTTGCAAGTAATCTATAATCTACTTTTAAAAATTCTAAATTAGTATTATAGTCGTCTCGATTTCTACTCCAGGCTGTATTAATCGGCTTGTAATGTCCGTAATAGATATCGTCATTACGTCGCATCGGTGCATTTGACTCGTGTGTACCCCATTGTGATGACAAACCTCTACCGGGAATCATCATCCATTTTTGTCCAGCGTCTATGGTATTTGATGTGTCAACACAACAATAATGCTTGTAGGTACGATTTTTTGCAGCAATAGATGCAGCAGGTTTTTTATTTAAAAGATCGTAAGGTTCAATCCAGTTGGCTTTATAAAAGTATCCTGCTAGATTTTCTACTACAAGATTATCAAAGACTGTGTCTAAGTTTCCATTCTTGATCACTAACAATTCATCAATATCTGCATTTACTACAAGTTTAGCATTAGTCAGGTAACGACGTTTAGCATGTTCAAACATGGTATGCTGAGCATAATCACTATCGAATGTATTATATGTATCACAGTCAAAACCCTGAGGACCATAAGGAACATTCCACTCTACCACTTTAACTTTAACACCAGTGTTTGCTAACTCTTTTTCTAGTTCACTAGCTGTATAATCAGTGCTAGCATTATCATATATCAAAACTCCGTTTATGCTGACATTGGCTTTATGGTATGCAATCCACTCTCTTATCCAAGATATGGGATTGTCCTTTTGTAGTGTTACTATAACTTTATGATTTTCAAAAGTATTATCATATTTGTTTACAGCTATAGATGTATTGCTAGGTTGTAATATAACTGTATCTACTGGCTCAAAAAGTTCTAAAACAGTAATACTAGTTCTTTCTAAGTCTATACAAGTTAAGATTTTTATATCAACCCCGTCATTGGTTGTAAATTTGCAATTACCTATAATATGATCTTTGGTATTATACAAGCATGGTCCGACCAGAAATATATAGTTGTTGGTAATTTGTACTGCATCGTACCATAAGTTATCCCAGTCAAAATTTTCATTAAATTTCATTCCATTAAAATAATCCTTACGTAATTCAACAGGTCTACTGGGTTCTCTTTTAAATCCCCAAATTTTTGGGTACTTTATAATGTTGCATTTATCAGCCATGTTACTGCCAATTCACTTTGCTTAAATTACTTTTAAGAGTTTCTAACACTTTTAAATTAATAGGATCTCTGGTATATTCGTCTCTTTTCCAACTCCAGTTGGTATTCATTGCTAAAAAATGACCATAAGATATATCATTATTATGTCTCATAGGTGCATTAACACTATGAGGACCCCATTGGCCGTCCATAGCTAGTCTCGGTATTACAATATATTTTGTTACTAATGATTGAAGGTTATTACTATCTGTACAATAATAATCAATATATTTTCTGTCTTTGAATGGTATTTTATCTGCTGAAATATTGTTTACTATGTCATAAGGTTCTATCCACGGGCCGTTAAATCTATAACCAGCTACACCTTCTTGTAACATGCAATCTACTATATTGTCTAAGTTACCGTCTTTAAGTAATAATAACTCATCTGGAAAAAGATTGCTTGCTGATCTCGCACCTGTTAGATATTTTCTTTTTGCATGTTCTAGCATTGTTGGGTAGCTAAAATCACTATCCCACACCCAATTACCGCCACCAAAATCCACACCAAACGGTCCGTGCGGAACATCCCACTCTACAAGTTTAACTGTAACACCTAAATCTGTTAGCGACTCGTCAAGTTGTTCTATACTATAAATTGTACTGTTATTGTTATAGATAAGAAAGTGTTTGATACAGTGTATATCTCTATGATATGAAATCCAACCACGGATCCAACTGATTGGATTGTCTTTTTGCCCGGTTATTATAGTATGTTGGTCTGTAAAAATAGAATCATATTTTGAAATTTTTATAGTAACCGCACCCGGATGCATGGTTAACTCGTTTTTCCATCCAGATACCTGTATTATTGTATATCCAACTCTATCCATATCTATACATTTAGCTTTGAGTATTTCACCGCTATCTGATACAAATGCACAATTTTTTTCAATATACTCTCGTGTATTAAGTAGAGGTGGCCCGATTAATATTATTATATTTGGATTAATTTGAAATGCGTCGTGCCATATATTATCCCAATCAAACATCTCATCAAATGATGCACCTGTGTGACGATCATCTAATCTTAATTCTACTGGCCTGCTTGGCTCACGTCTGAATCCCCAGCTTGTGGGATATTTTATTACACTACAGCGGTCAATGGACATCTACTTCTCCGATTACCAAACAAATTTTTTCATACTAGCTTCGACGATGATTGGTAATTCGTTGTCGAAGTATTTTTTATTATTCCATCCTAAGTTCTTTAGTTTACTATCATCTATACTATAACGTACATCTTGCCCTGCTCTAGACCAGGAAAAATCTGCATAATCTTCATATTTTTCTGCATCTAGTCCTGCTGTACTTAATATTTTTTTAAATACATTGAGATTGCTGTCTTCGTAGTTGCCAGATATATTATAAACATTGTTAATTTCTCCGTGTTCTAACAAGAAAATAGTTGCATCAGCTGTGTCTTCTACATGTAGCCAAGTTCTACGAGGTTTTCCTTGTTCGTGCATGGTTACTTTTTTGCCTAGCATAAGATGTTTACAAGTTTTAGGTATAAATTTTTCTGGGTATTGTCCTATACCATAATTATTAGTTGGTCGTAGAATTATATAAGGAACCTTATGGGTTCTACCCCATGCTGTAATTAACATATCTGCACTGGCTTTGGTAGCAGAGTATGGATTACTGGGTTTCATTAGATCTTTTTCACTATGACTACCAGTTTCGATGTCACCGTAGACTTCATCAGTACTAAAATGCACCAACGTTGGCATTTTGAATCTACTTTTGGTCTGTATTAGTCTTAATAAGTTATGAACACCGTCTATATTACTACGGATAAATTCAGAATTATTAACAATACTATTATCAACATGTGTTTCTGCTGCCATATTAATAATGTAATCGCAATCGTATAACATGTTTAAATCATTGATGTTTTTATTTTGATATGCAAAGTTTTCGTATTGATTAAACTCATTTAATAAATTAACATCTGCTGCGTAGGTTTCAGAATCAATTCCCATCACATACCATCCCCGTAGTAAACATGCACGAGTAACATATGCTCCTATAAAACCTAAACAACCTGTTATATACACCACTTTTTTTGTCATTTTATTTCCTGTTTAACCAATCTTGATTATTTTGATACCACTTTATAGTTTCACGTAAACGATCTTCTAAATTCTTGGGTTCTACCCAACCAGCATTTTGTAGTTTAGATAAGCTCATAGAATAATACGGAGATTGTCCTAGTCTGGGTACTGATACCAAATTATATTTTAATTTGAGTCCAATTATATCTGCAATCATTTGAACAAAATCTAAGTTATTTACAAACTTATTACCTACACTATTCCATTTTTCACAAATATTTTTTTGATTGTCTAATATAAATCTTGTTTGTAGAGCTACGTCAGCAGCATGAAACCATCTTCTACCGCCAATTGTATCACCATTTGCGTGAATATCTATAGTTTCTCCGGCTAGTATCTTTTTAATAGCTATAACAGGTAACCGGTTACACTGTGATCGTTGACCAAATGTATTAGTAATATGAGTTATACTAATTGGAATTTTAAACGTATTAGCATATGCTACACACACTTCTTCCCCGCCTGCTTTACTTGCTGCATACGGACTGGGACTTCGATAAGCATCGTCTTCGCTGGAATGTGTACCCTCGGCGATTGGACCAAATATTTCTCCAGCACTGTAATAAAATACTCTTTCTATGGGCAGTTTTCTTGCTAACTCTAATACATGTGCAGTGCCTATAACATTATCTTTGATTACAGATACAGGATCATTAATACTGGCTTCTGAGCTGGGATTGCCACCTGCATGAAGTATAATATTAACGTCTTTTAATCTATCAAAAATACTATCATAACTTTGATTAATATCATGTTCAACAATTTCTATAGAATCTTTAATTTCCTCTAACCTGATTAAATTATTACTACCGGGTCTAGATATGCATATTACATGATGGTCTTTGATAAACTCGTAGGCTAGAAAATGACCAATAAATCCTGTAGCACCTGTGATTAAAATTGTTTTCATAAGTCAGACACTACCTGTTTTGCTGCATTAATAAACAAATGAAGGTCAGATGCATATTCTATAAAAGATAATCCTCGCCTTTTCCAAAATTGAATACCGTCCCTAGTGTCAGTAAATGTACCAACTTGAATATTCTTATCACAGCATCTTTCCACAATATTTTCCATAGCTTTAACTACTTCGTCATCCCATATTTGTCCTGGCTTACCTAGCGATTGTGATAAATCATATGGTCCTATAAAGATAGAAACATTAGGAGTTAATACTTCTAATATGCTTGATAAATTTGGTAATGCTCTAGTTCCCTCAATTTGTAAAATCAGTTTGTTTGTAGCATTAGCTTGCTCGATATAAACAGCCTTCTCTATATTTGAAAAATCTGCTGCTCTGACAAATCTACATAAACCCCTTTCGCCCAATGGTGAAAACTCACTGTGTTTCATTGCATATAACGCATCTTCCTGTGTTTCGACATGTGGTATTTGTATTGCTGTGACATTTAGATCTCTGCACCATTTGATATAGCTTTCAGTTTTTTGTGGTATACGTACAACTGTTTTCAAATTTCTTGATTCAGCTGCTAACACTAGTGTATATAAATCTCTAGGACTTAACGGAGTATGCTCCATATCAATTACCGCAAAATCGAATCCAGAAATACCAATTGCCTCGATTATTTCCGGTTGGGGACATTTTACAAATAATCCAAGCTCAGTCATTGCTAATCTTCCTTAATCAATGGTATTAACATTTCACTTGCTAATTCCTCAGCAGATAAGAACGGATATAAATCCTCAAGAGGACTACTATATACAGTGCCATCTGCCCTAGTCTTTACAGCACTTTTAGGTATTAACTCCTGAAATTCAGGCATTATTACTTCGGCTACAATAGTTCCCTTATGCTGTAAAACTGACTTTATCCAGGCATCTAAGCTTCTAGCAGATGATATTCTTGTAAAATCAAATCCAAACGCACCAGTAACAAGTTCTAAATTAGGAAAGGTGACACCTGACTCTACACCGCATGCCGATGCTGCACCATTACTTTTGTACAAGGCATTATGTGTATGTTTGATGGTTAGATAACCATTGTTGTTGAGCAAGAAAATCTTTATATCTAATTCTAAATGTTTTACGGTTTGAAACTCTTGCAGGTTCATCATCAAGCTGCCTTCTCCTACAATGAGAACAACTTGTTTTGTTGATGTGCCTAATGCAGCTCCAATTGCTCCCGGTAATCCAAATCCCATTTCGCCTAGCCCAGTACTAGTCATAATACGCTGGCCGTCCTTAAGACGTATAGCGGCATGTGTACAGGTTAAACTAGTTCCCATGTCGGTTACAATAATAGTATCTTTATCTAAATATTCACTAAGACGATCTATAAACCAATAACTATTAATGCCTGTTGTATCTAGATTTTCGGGTAGTGTTGCCATTGGATACTTGTTTTGCCAACGGCTAATTGTAGATTTCCATTTGGCAAATTCTAAATTATCTAGCGGATTTGTTTCTAGTTCTGCATCAAGAGCATTGATAAAATCTGCAACATTGCCTAATACAGGAACATCTATATTGAATTTAAACTTATCAAGTTCTATTGGATCTATTTCAACTATGACTTTTTTACTAGCTCTTGAAAAGTATTCGTCTTTATAACCTCTTTGAGGTAATGCAAGTCTGGTCCCCAGAGTTATTAGTAGGTCGCAGTTTTGCATCGCTAAGTTACCAAATCGTTGTCCATAAGTACCTGCACGACCTGCAAATAAATGATGATCATTTGGCACAAGATCTGCTGCTTGCCAAGTTACTAGTGCAGGTATGTCTAATTTATCTAATACATTTCTAAATTGTTTTTCTGCTCTTGCTAATCGAATACCATGTCCTACCCATAGTAATGGTCTTTCTGCTTCCCTGATTAATTTAATAGTCTTTAATGCAGCTTTTTTCATATCAGTTTGTGAGTGGTTGGGTGGCGTAAAACCTACCAATTCTTCTGGATCTACTTGCGCCCATTGTATATTTTGTGGAATTTCTATCCATACTGGTCCCGGACGACCTGAATATGCTTCGTAATATGCTTGTTCTAATATACGTTTGATATCTTTAGGATTAATAAGGCACTCTCCAAATTTAGTTATGGTTTTTGTGATATTAACCATATCTAAACCTTGCACACCTTTACCCCTCATTGCATTTGGAGGTGTTACGTATTCTGTATTTTCTTGCCCAGCAATAATAAAAAGTGGTAGTGAATCTAAGTATGCATCAGCTATACCTATTATAGTATTACTAGCACCTGGACCGCCTGTAACCATCATTACTGCTGGATGTCCGTTGGTTCTCATTCTAGTCAGACTAGCCATAACACCTGCTTGTTCGTGATGGGGACACACATATTGTATACCTGCATTATTAGCACTTTCAATCAGTCTGATACTGCCAGATCCTGTGATAGCAAATACGAGGTCAACGTTTTTACTTTTTAAAAATTCGGCAATATAATCACTTATTTTCATTATGATTTTTCCTATATAATATATCTTTTGAAACTGAATTAATGTTAGTTACTCCGCAAAATGCCATAGTTAAGTCTAATTCCTTAGCAATAATTTCCAAAGATTTAGTAACACCTTTTTTACCCAATGCACCGACTCCATAAATATATGGACGACCTATCATAGTTCCAGTAGCTCCTAATGCTAGTGATCGTAACACATCTTGTCCAGATCTAATACCACTATCTAACCAAACTTCTAAGCCCGAGCCTTTAGCAGTGTTTACCAATTCAGGTAGAACTTCTATGGTGGCAGGTGCACCATCTAACTGTCGACCACCATGATTACTAACAACAATAGCATCTGCTCCTAACTTAATAGAATTTAAGACATCTACGGTATCCATAATACCCTTGATAATAAGTTTACCTGGCCATTTGTCCCTGATCCACTGTATATCATCCCAGGTGATTGAAGAATCAAATTGATTATTAGTCCAGGTGCTAATAGAAGAAAGATCTTTAACCCCTGCTGCATGACCTACAATATTACCAAATGTTTTATGTTGAGTTCCTAACATACCTAATCCCCATTTAATTTTAGTCATTAGGTTTGCAATATTATACATAGTTGGTTTAACAGGAATTGTTAATCCGTTTTTAATATCCCTTAATCGTTGACTGGAAATTTGACAATCGAGTGTGATTACCAGCGCTGAACACCTTGCATCTTGTGCTCGTTGTATTAGTTTTTCTGTAAATGATCTGTCTTTTATCATATACAGTTGGAACCAAAATGGTTTCGTTGTATTAGCAGCCACATCTTCTATAGAACAAATACTCATAGTTGACAAACAAAAAGGAACTCCGAATTCTTCTGCTGCCTGGGCAGCAAGTATTTCTCCATTTGCATGTTGCATGCCAATCATGCCAACAGGTGACAATGCAACTGGCATAGCAACGGGTTGACCTAGCATTTGAGATATTATACTTCTATTACTAATATCAATACCAATACGTTGACGAAATTTAATTTCTTGAAACTTTTTTTGATTATTGTTTAAAGTGCTTTCTGACCAGGACCCACCTATTGTGTAGTCATAAAACATTTTTGGAACACGCCGTTTGTAAAGACAACGTAGATCTTCAATATTAGTAACATTCATTTTAAACCTTCGACAAACTTCAGTGTGTCGTTCCAATTTTTAAAACGATATCCGTTATCGTCAATATATAAAAAACCTCGTGGTTTTTCAGCAGTTACTTCGGCGATACAGTCTGCAATGCCATATTGCGTTAACCATTCCCATACTAATTCAGTGCCAGTTTTACCATTAACCAATGGGCGGCTCGGTTTAGCTTTTGCTGTAAAAATAACAATACGATATTTTTTACTTAATTCAATGATAGCTTCAAGACTTCCCTGTATCGGATCACCGTAGCATGTACCGTCATGCCAGCCTCGATCGTAGGTATGAATAACACCATCAAAATCTATACATAAATTATTTTCGTCTGAGTCAAACCCAGGAGGGAATCTGTTGGTCATTCTATCACCATAATGATTGTATTGTATTCGAATCCATCCATTTCTTTAGCAACAATATCAACCACCTTAACCTGTCCTACATCTCCGGGTTGTGTAACCAAGTATTGAGTATCATTTACTTTTTTAACAAGCCCGCCGCGTAAGAACATGATAATCGATTCTGGATTTTTGTTACTCAAGGAAGTTAGTTCACTGATTTTTTCTATTGTAATAGTTCTATTACAAAAATTATATACGGCAGAATTTTCTTCTATCCATAGGCAATCTTCATTTTTTGGCAGTTCAAACTGCATACCCTCATACCCACGATCTTTACGACCGTAATTGTCGTGCAACCTAACAAGATCATCTTTATCTACCGGAGTTTCCACTTCAAACATTAAAACTGGATCAGGACCAATTGCATGAGTTTGGTGAAATAAACCTCTTCTAATCATTTGCTTAGCAGGTCCTGTGAGCTGTTTACTGTCGGCTATAAAATTGATTTCTGCTTGTCCATTTAGAATTACTAATCCTGTGCTTTTATTCGGATGACAATGCATACTGGTACGCTCGCCCGGATCTATATATAGAAACCATAGTGCAACAAATTCATTTTTGAATGCTAGATATTCGTATCCCCAAGGCTTCTGAACAATCACTGTTTCATGATTATTAGTTGAGATCATTATAAACCTGTAATGCTGCTTCCATCCATTCACCCATATGATCATAATGCGGTGAGCATATAATATTATGATCTACAACAAAAGGTGCATCAACAAACTCTGCACCCGCATTTTCAATATCATCTGCTATATTATAGTAACCGGATATTTTTCTTCCCTTGACTATTTTAGCTGAAATTAAAATTTGAGCACCTTGACAGATGCTAGCAATCACTTTGTTACGGTTGTTCCATTCTGTAACAAAATCAATTACTGGCTTAACTAATCTTAGTTTTTCTAAAGCAACTACGCCGCCGGGTATGACTAAGAAGTTGTAGTTATTTTGATAATGATCTAAATTTACTGTAAATTCATTAAGTAACACGTGGCACGGCATGTTAACATTACTAATACCATACACTCTGTTACGATCATCTCGTTTATCGGCTATAATTTTAACTTTGAATTCTGCACCTAAGAGCCTATAATATGGATAGACTACTTCATGATCTCTAAATCCGGTGGAAGTAATAATTAATGCTTTTTTCATAATCGTCTGGCCAATTGTTTTAAAGTTCAATAACATGATAAGAAGTTTCAATTAATACCACAATATAATAACATAAATATTTTGCATTTATTAGGTATAACTTATAAAAGGTTTATAATATGTATAGAAGTATCATTAAAAATTCAGAGGGCTGGTGGTGGCCTAAATATGATGGTAAAGGTGATTTAAACCATCCAATTAGTTGTTGGCAAGGTACTATTGGATATAAAGATTTACCGCAAAAAGTTGCAACACATGTAACAGAAAAGAAAGTATTAGTGCAAGCTGGAGGAAACTGTGGATATTTTGTTAAACAATACGCCGAATTGTTTGCAACAGTATATACTTTTGAACCAGACTGTCTGAATTTTTATTGCTTAAATCTTAATGTTACTGAGCCTAATGTTTACAAGTATCAAGCATGTCTTGGTAATAATCACGAATTAGTTGGTACAACAAGATGGGAAGATAACGTGGGAGCAGTTCATGTTAGTGGAGGTGGTCGAACACCTACTCTAATGATAGATGATCTATCACTTGACCGTTGTGATTTAATTCATTTAGATATAGAAGGATATGAATTAAATGCTCTCAAAGGCGGGATAGAAACCATTAAAAAATTTAAACCTGTTATTGCACTCGAAGTAGCCGGATGGGCTAGACGTTATGGATACTCAGAAGATGACTTAGTATCATTTTTAACTGAACTTGGATACGAGTATGACTCAATAGAATATGAAGATAAAATATATAAGTATAAGGGTTAGCAGTTAGCCCTTATACCCTTTAATAAAAACATCAAGTTTCTCACCTATATATGTGATTTGATCAACAGTTATAACTGGACTTGTTCCCAAGAAGAATGTATCTAACATGACTTTTGTTGCTACAGGATAATTCACCATCATTTGCTGTTGATCAACTAATCCGCTGTACGCAGGTTGCAGCATAATATTACCAGCAAAATACGGACGAGTCTGAATCTTAGCATCTTCAAAGTATTGTACAATATCTTTGCGTTTAAACGGTGCATTATCTTTTACAGTTACAGCAAATGCAAACCAGTTAGGATCACTGTTAACAGTAGCTCGGGGTAAATGAAAAAATTCCTCATATTGTTCAAACAATTTAAACAACAGTGCATGGTTGCGCTTACGTAAGTTGGTTATCTCATCTAGCTTTTCTAATTGCGCTAACAATATACTAGCCTGTAATTCTATCGGCTTCAGGTTGTATCCGATCTCATCATAAATGTATTTGTGATCAAATATCTCGTCGGGCATTGTAGATATCCATTCTTTGAACCTACAACCGCATGTACCATTTTTGAGTAGTGCAGCTTTGGGCCCTGCACAGTAACAACCTCTACCCCATTCCCTAAAAGACTTGATAACAGTTTCTTGTTCGGCAGTTTTACATGAAACAAATCCACCCTCGCCTGCTGTAATATGATGTGCAGGATAAAATGAGCAACTGGCCATTTCGCCGAAGCTACCTAGCTTCTCTCCGTTATAAGTACTGCCCAGTGCATCACAACAATCTTCTAATAATATCAAGTTATGCTGTTTAACAAGTTCCATTAACCTATTCATAGCAGGAGGATTACCTAGTACGTGAGCAAATGTAATAACTCTGCAATCGGGGTTACTTGCTAATACACTTTCAACTTGATCTAAATTTAAATTAAGAGTATCAATTTCAATATCTACAAACAGAGGAATGAATCCAACCTGTAGAATTGGATTAACAGTGGTAGGAAATCCTGCAATAGGAGTAAGAACTTTGGATCCAGCTGGTAAGTTCCATAGACGCTTACTCTTCAGAGCATTCATTTGTATTAGGTTACTACTACTACCACTGTTGGTTAAAATACCGTATTCTTTTCCAAACTGCTTGGGAAACTCTCGTTCAAAAATTAATCCATCTTTACCTAAGACTAACCATCCTGCTAGCAGTGTTTCGACCGCCGCAACGTATTCTCTATGATCAAAGTAAGGGCCTGCATATTGAACTAGATCAACACCGGGCTGCCATGGCTTCTTTTCTTTGCCGTTTATAAAAGTTGTAATATCTTTTAAAATTGAGTCTGAAGTTGTCATGATGGCTCTCTCATTATTTGTATATTAAAGAAATAATACTTTGATGTACATTTATTTTATCTTGTAAAGGTAATCCGGGACTATGCATTAAGAAATCACCTGGTCTCCAAAGTCCGCTATAACCTAAAAAATCTAATGTAGTGGGTGCTCGATTAACTTTAAACGTGATATTAGGGTATGCATTTAAATAACGTTGTGGAACAATTTTAATCATATCCTTATTGTTCTCATAAGAGTCTATCATTAATCCCTGTTCGAACCATATGGGATGACATACTGGCATACTATCCATTATCATCTGTAACCAGTCTCTAGCTCGTTGAGTATTTCTTATTAAAAATACATCTGTATTGAAAATAAAATTAAAATCTGATGCAATTGTTACATCATATCCTTCATATAAAAATTCATTTAATGGAATATGAAAGTTAGTAATTGAAGTGTCAGTGCCGCACCAAAAAAGTGCGTCATGTTCTTTTTTATCCATTATTTCTATAAGTAATTTAATTTTTTCAAATCCAAGAAATGGATGATTATAATTAAAATTATCATTTTTTGCAATGGCATCATAGTTATATCTATGGGCATATAATAATTTATTGTTATCCCATGTTGTATTAGCCAGTCCCTGATAATTTGCATCGTGTAAAGTTACTAGTGCGAACCGCATTTTATTACCTATTATGGATTGTGATGTGATATTAATTTTTGATGTACATATATTTTATTGTAACCTGCAAGTCTGAAATCTTCACATATTACAGCAGTATCGCAGTCTGATCTTTTCCATCTTGGATTTATATAACCGTATCTAATACCTTTCTGAAATGGCTCTGCATTATATAAACAAACACCATTTGCTGTTGCCCAGAATTCTTTAACAGGGTTAATTTCCCAATCAATGAATTTTTCCCCAACTTCCTCAAAATTATTACGTCTTGTACACCATGTGTCATATACATTACCGGTACCGTCGCTTCTATTTAACAATCCGCTGAATACGTCTATAGACTTGAGTCCAAATTGTTGAAAATTTACTAAATCGTATATTAATTTTGGATTGTATAATATATCAGGTTCTATATTTAAAATATAATCAGCATTTAGATATAAATCTTTAGCCACTAATGCTTTATTTCTAGCATTTGCCAGATTACGTACACGATCTTCCTCCATTGTGCTACCGTAATACCTTGTTCCGACATCTTCTGTAATAACACTATAGTCAAGAAATTGACTCATGTCTAACTGGTGTAACATTTCTTTTGTACGATCTGTACTATCATTTTCGTAAATGCTGATATACCAGTTTGCTTGATCCCCTATAAGACTTATAGCAGCATTTAATTGTTTCCAAAAAGTATCTATATGTATTTCTCGATTTCTCATAATAGAGACAACTAGTATGTTCATTGCAAGTCCTTATATTTTTATATTTTATATATATTGTTCAATTTACTTAACCAATTATGGTAGTGATTTTCATTTAAAATATCAAGATACTTATTATCGTCTAACGTAAATCTTGATAAATTTCTATGATTAAATAATTCATCACCGTTTCGATCACGTTGTACCATTACCGATCCGCCGCCCCATTTTCCATATTGATTAGTAACTCCCTTGCTAAACGGACCATATGGCATAAATCCAAACGGAATGTTTGAATCAGAATGATAATTTATTCGTAAAGCCCGATGACCTTTTAAATGTCCTATACGCTGCCATGCAAGTTTAAAAGTTTCTTTATCACCGCCAAAGTTATAGTAAATTTCACAGTTGTCAGCATAGTACTTGACTAGCGCAAATTCTATCCAACACGTATTTTTGTTTAAAACTAACTGCCCCGATTCAAATGGTTCGCCATCATTTACTGGTACATTGAATATGGGCCACATGCTACTATTACTACTGTACTGATCAGCTGAATCTGGACTCAACATATCTCTCCAGAATAAACTACCTTTAGCTAGATATTCTGTATCGTCAAATAGAAATTCAGGATTTCTAATTGGACAATTGTCTGCATCTATCCATAGATTTTCTGCATACGTGCTTTCATATAGCGCATATATTTTACAGGCCCACCCGTGTTTATGACCGTACCTACTGATAAAGTCTTTTGGTTGTCCAGTAATAGTTTTAATCTTAATTAAATCTGGATTGACACTTTCTAATAGTGCAATTTGCTCACTGGTTAGTTCGCCAGGTCTATGAAAAATTTCAACAGGTAATTCACACTTTAATCTATTCAGCTCATTCAATAGCACCCAAGTACTTGCTAATTCTTTATCATAGCAAGTTGTTACAATACTACGACCTTTTGCATAGACTTTTGGTGTTTGACTCTGTAAGAACTCTTGTTCTTTTCTATGTAGATCCTCTAAATTAATTTCCACAGAACTTCTCCGCATCAGATTTAATCATATCAGTGACAAGATCTTTAAATGTAAATTCTCTGTGCCAGTTTAAGATCTTTCTGGCTTTTGTACTATCTCCAATTAATGTTTTTCCATCAGCCGGTCTGAAAAATTTTGGATCAATTTCTATTAGAACTTTTCCGGTTGAGTAATCGATGCCTTTGGCATTGATTCCGTTGCCAGACCATATCAATTCATAATCAAGGTAAGCAGCAGCAATTTCACAAAATTCTTTAATACTATGACATTCTTCGCTGCTTATCACATAGTCGTCTGCTGTGTTATATTGTAACATAGAATGCATAGCTCTTACAAAATCACTGGCATGACCCCAATCTCGTTTAGCATTAATGTCACCTAGTTTAATTGAATTACCATTATTGAATTTTATGTTAGCCAGTCCCGATGTAATCTTCTTAGTTACAAATTCTGTACCTCTTAGAGGACTTTCATGATTATAAGTTATACCATTACATCCAAAGAATCCCCGATTCTCTCTAGCACTTTTAACATACCAGTATGCTGCTACTTTTGCTACGCCGTAAGGGCTGCGGGGATGTAAAATAGTCTGTTCACACTGCGGACTTGTTTCTGCTTGACCAAACATTTCACTGGTACATGCTTGATAGAACTTGATATTCATATCGGTATTCATAATTGTTTCTACAAATCTATAGACACCGGTACTATTAACTTCCATAGTGTATAATGGCACATCTAGACTAGTTGACACAAATGTTTGTGCAGCAAGATTATAAATTTCGGTAGGTTGATACTTGGATAAAAGTCTTTGTATATTAAACGGTTCTATTAGGTCAAAGTATTCTATTTGAATACTGTTGATATCGACTCTGAGTTTTTCTAGTCTACTTAAATTAAGAGAACTAGAACGTCTGGCTAAACCAACTATATTATAACCGCCAATGGCTTGTAAGTACTTTGCTAAGTATGCACCGTCCTGCCCGGTGATACCTGTTATAAATGCTGTCTTAGTCATTTATTATCACCGTTGGATTTATCATCATACTCTTGCAATACCAGCGGCTTCAAACTGTCAATTCTATCATATTGATGAACTATACAATAGGGAACACCCTGCTCAGTCTTAACAATATGGGCATCTATAATAGGTTGTGTATCCTGATAAGCTTCTAGGTATTTTTTTAAAACTGTAGGGTCCTGCTTGGCCATTATACCAATATCTCCGGCACCCGATTCAATAGCAGATCTAGTGGTACCTAGTTGAATAGCCCAGGAATCTCGGTTAGTGGTGTAATGTAGAAGATCATTATAGGGTTTCTGATTAATTAGGAAGTTATATACTGCTTGATCTACAACAGAAATAGGTCTATTCAAACTCATTTGAAAGATCATCAGTAGCAAATCTTTAACATAATCAAACTGACCGGCAATAGTACCTACGTTATGAATCAAACTATCTTTTAATTTATCGTGTAAAAATGGCCCAAAAGTTTGATATAAATTTTGATTACCCCATGGTTCATCTTTGTACGCTAACCCTTCTGAACTAGCAATTAATTGTTTGTTTATGCAATGCTTACTTAGATATTCGCTTGGATTAGTTTGAAAAACAACGTCTCTGGTATCAGTGACTATAACATATCTATATTTTTCTTTAAGTACATCTAAAAAATTCCAGAGATATATAAATCTTTGTACATGTGGTGCTGTTTGATCAGTTGATCTATAGGTGCCTGTTGTATCCTTTTCACCGTATACAAACGCCGTAACACCAACTGATTGCAATTTTTCCAGAGTTTCTGTGGTTATATTTGTGGCTACTATAACAATATCACCTGTGAAGCCGCAACGTTTAATAGAGTTTACCCAATACTTTAACTCTGACCAGGAATAATTAGCTGCCCCTCCTATAATTAGATCTTTCATAGTAAACCTTATATAAAAGTCTAGTTTACTTTGGTTGGTATATTATGAGCAATTTAAATCGATAAATTTATTAGCACCCATCATGCACATTAATTCTATAACTTTTCTACCACCCGGACTGGCTACAATATCGCCTAGGGTTTTAGCAGTTTTAGAATCATCTCTAACTTTGGCCAGTAGTGGTAGTTTGTTTTTTATCAGTTCAAAATCTTCTTGTGGCCATTTTGGATTATCAAAGTATGCTAATGCCTTGAACCAACGCATGATCAAGTCCGGGTGCTTGTCAATTCTACTGTATGATGCACGAGTAAATCTAATCACACCGTCTTTGATATCCTTTATACCGTCGGCATAATCGTGTATCTTGCCATCCATGTCTAGGCTCATGGTATTGATGGTAAGATCTCTACCGAGTGCATCTTCTTCCCAATCATTCCCGCGAGTAATAGCCATCCTCCCTGCATCATCTACGTCTATCTTGTATGCTATACTGCTAACGTCTACTTTTTCTTTACCAAACACAGCCTTTACTGTACCGTGTTCAATACCACCTGCATCATATTCAATACCTTCCAAATCAAAAATCAGTATTAATTCTGCAGGATCTGCATCGGTAACAAAATCCACGTCGCGCGGTACTTTGCCTAATATAAAGTCTCTGACAGCACCGCCGACTACACGTAGATCGAAACCATACTTTCGTATAGCATTCACAACTGATTGTATCCCAGGTGAAAAAACTCGTTCAAATTCTTTGATATCAATTGTCTGTATGATTTCGTCTTCGAATATGTTCATGAGATATTTATAAACTCACTCGCCAAGTTCCGGGTGTATACATTTGTTCTACGTATAAGCTCCATTCACCGTTTGCCCAAGTATAAATTTTACCACTAAACAAGTTTGTAACAAATTGTGTGGTATTGATGCTGTTATTAGCAGAAAATACAACTATCCAGCCGGAACCTGTGAATTCGATTACGTCGTTTATTTCTGCAGATACGTTACCCCAGATTGAGCTTGATTCACTAGGTTTATTTAATAACAAGTATCTCTGTCCTAATGCTGATGCAGGTAATCCTTGATTTGGTCCCTTAGCTTGTGGGTCAATGATAGCATTAATAGGTGATAAAGTCATGGAAGGTAAACTTTGTGTATCTATTTTCCAAACGACCCTATTTTGATCTATTGGATGTTGACTAAGCCACCCAACAAGATCTTTTGAATTATCTTCGATATCGGATGATTTTATTATTCTCAGTTGGCTCGCATTAGTACCATATACCGAGTAATCATTAAACTTACCGTACGGCTCAAATAATCTCCACCATGCTAAATTACCGCCCGGATATGTAGTAGATTCTAGACCAAGTCCTGCTAGTGGCGTTCCGGCCCCATCTACAAATATGTTATCTCCTCCGGAATTATTAACAAATCTGAGAGAATTGCTATTATACAATTGAATACTATAAGAAGTGTTTGCTAGTAATGTATGCATATTATCGACAAACGTTGATAAATTGCTAGTTGTAACATTTATGTTGATATTGTTATATAAGAATGTAGTACCAGGAACAAGTGTTGGATTAACTGTAGTACTAGTTACAGTTGGTAAACTATCAAGATCTCGCTGATCTCCACTTCTGCTTAATAATCTGATATCATATGTAGAATTTCCGGTGTAATCTAAACTAACACTAAAATCACCAAAAGTTGTTATGCTTCTAGAAAGGAACTCATACTCGTTCCATTCCCAGTCATTTTCATCTTTAGTTCCTTCTATAATATTGGCTACGATTTCATCTATTATATTTTGTCTTTTAACTTTAGCAGGAGGATTAATCCAAATTGGAACTTTGAACATCAATGTTAATACATCTATCGGATTATCAGTTCCTACAGGAATGCTTCTACTAGTCCATGTAATACTATCTTGCATTTCTATATATGATAAGAACGTCCAATCTAACGGATTTGTACTGGTTTGAAAGTCAATGGATGGATTATATAACATAAAGATTTGTTCTATCAACTGTTCTTTCTGGTCAGTGTTACTAGTCCAAATGTCTACTTGCATTGTGAGAGTATATGGGATAGGCATATAACGTTCTACGGTATAACGATTACCAATATCTGATGTATATGCTTGATTTTCACTATCATATAGTCGTTCATTTACTTGAACTTTTTCAACTAATGTCGGGTCTTGTCGACGGTCAGATGACATAGAAATTCCATTCACTATACAAGATATAAATGGAGTGGTTAGTAAAGTATTCTGACTATTACCTTGTACTACAGACTGTGCTATACGGGACGGATCACCATATCTGCATGGTACACGCTGTAATGTTGGACTTGCACCAGTTCCTACATTAACATAAAAGTTACTGAAAGCTCTAATAAATTGTAATCTGTATTGTCTTAATTGACTAGCATAAAAATAATTCATGATGTTTGCTCTTGTTTCAATATTTATAGCCTATAAATATCATCATGAGCACAAGTTACATTTATGTTATCGGAACAGATGAACCACCGTTTAAAGTTGGCATCAGTAAAAACCCAAAGTCGCGTCTAAAAAGTTTACAAACAGGCTTCCCCCATAAACTTAAAATACACGTTATGAAGCCAACTGAGGCTGTTAAAACAAAAATGCTAGAAACTATAATACATCGTAATATTGATCGCTATAAGACACACGGTGAATGGTTTAATTTGGATTTAGAAACGATTTTACTAGAAATAGACTATGCTCTTATACGGTATGAGGACGACCCAATGTTAAATTTTCTAGCAAAAGATCAAGTGTTGTTTACTAGATTTAGATAATATCTGGATCAATTTTTGGTTTTATTGCTTTACGTAGATTTTGTTGCTCACCGATGGTTGTTTTATCATCAAGTGTTGTAATATTGGTATTGTTGATAAATGTTTCAAGCACACGATTAGCAGGTGACCAACTTGCTCTATAATTGATTTCAGTTCTCACCCACTTGTTTGCTTCTCTTTTAAACAATAGATTTGGACTGTAGTCTGTTCTTAAGAACCAATCCCCTATTTCTGGATTGATAGGAAAAGTAATACCATTTGCAACTGGCTTGCTTTGATTTGGAGGAATACCATCACCTGCCCAAATGGTTACAGGTTTATCTAAGTCCCCTTGTAGTACATAATAGTGTGCGCCCTGTAAGTTTCTAAACGGAACTTCTGCTTCTGCTTCTGTTAATATAGCATCATTGAGTGCAATTTCAGCATTATAAGTGCTTAGTATATCAGTCAATGATAGATTAGTGCCACTTCCGTCTGGATTTGGTATAGGATCGCCACTGGCGTCAGTAGCAGGCTTGCTGAGGATATCTTTAAACTCTTGTGCATCTGTAAGAGGTGAACATTTGACACGCCACATATGGGGCCACCAAGTTGGACTATATCCTTCTGCTGGACGAGTACCCTCATCTACTACATAAAATTTACTGATAGCATAAGGTAATCCGGTGACTTGATCATCGCGTTGGTGTAGCAATTCTATAACATCGCCGCTGTTGATACGTCTACCTAATGCTTCTACCATTTGATTCAAATGAAATGTGATAAAGATAGTATCGTTAGATAAAAATAAACCAAATTGTCTTAGATCAAATTCAGTGTCACTTACTTGATAATGACCTTTAAGGCTATAAACATCGAGGTCATATTTACGATCCCTGATTTCCATATTAAGCGGATCCTGAATAGTAAGATCAGTAGTACCGTCTACACCTACATTTACGCCGCCTGCTATAACATTACCAGCATTTGCAGGACCCAAGTACATGTGAATCCAAAACTCAGTACCACCTACACGATACTGCTCTCCAACAATTCTATCGATGAGTTTGTAATCGTTAGTCTTAACATTGGGACCCTTCCAAAGTGTTAACGGTGGCATACTAAGTTACTCCATAATTTGTATTATTTATAGATAAAATTTTGGTTGACAACGAGTATAGGTATGCTACTATGCATATGTTAGCTGTTTGACATGGAGAATTGCATGATCAATGACATACATGATGTTAATACAGTTGTATACAATCAACGACGTTTACAATCACTGAGCAAAGCTACTAGAATTGACTTTTATGCTAACGCTATTGCCGATAACAATGCACGTAGCTTGTTTGTAAACGGTAATCGTCCAAATGTAAACGACGTTCCGAAAGAAAATTTTGAAGAGCTTGTTAGCTATGATAGCGTAAACACCCAAGCATACCCTGTATTAGTATACCTAAACGGTACACAAATGGTTGGATGGTATGACATTGAAAACATGTACGGCTACATTACAAAACACCACAAGTAAACATATGTAAACATAGCGGAAACGGTTGACAAAACTGCCGTTTCCGCTATACTCATATGTATAAAGGAGACTGTTCATGGCTACTGTATTGGCTAAATCTACTAAAGATTACGGAGTTGATTTCTCCGAAATTTCAGCATCCAACGAACGTCATATTCGCAATTGGCAGTGGGGCATGGATACTGCTAGACTTGATATTGATAATGCTACACTAAAACGTGAGTTTCTAGTTTGGGCAGAAGTTAATGAACTTGAAGGTGTTGAACACTTTGCAGCTCTTCCAGAACATCGATTTTTAACCATTGGGCGTATGGCATGGTTAATGAATAACGGTGCTGAGATTCCAGAAAACAGTGCTGCTTTTCTATACAAGCAAATCGAACAGCTAAAAACTCTAGCACCAGAAGCGGTCGAAGCCAAAGAAGATGACGGAAACATACCGCTAACAAATGATGCTCGCAAGATCATACAGTATGTAAACTTGTACAGCTATATTGATGCTGTTGTTGTTAAACATGTCGACGAGTTAGATCAAATTGAAGAGTTAGTACACACCCGCATCAAAGACTTTGCACCACCAATGGCTCAGTTGCGCAAATTGTTTGCACACTACAAAGAGAACCTGGATGATGCACTAAACGAGCGCGAAAATGAGTTAGTATTGGCTACTATTGAACCATTAGCTACAGTTGTTAATGTACTAGCTGCTTGTACTGGTAATGCCAAAGCCATTGCTGCTGTAAAGAAGAAAGTTGGTAATCGAGCTGCAAAAGCTGCTAGCAAAGCGTCTGTTAAGATTGTAGATGCAGATACTAATATTGTTGGATTAAGTCCAGTATTGCTGGTTGGTAATAATGCAGCCCTTGTGTATAATACCAAAAATCGCAAAGCCATGCTGTATGTAGCCAAAGATGGTGAGACGTTAAGTGTTAAAGGCACCTACATCACTGGATATGATGAGCAAGCAAGTTTTGGTAAAACACTACGTAAACCAAAAGAGCAGTTTACTAAGATACTTGCCGGTGTTGTCAATGTTAAGAGACTTACACAAGTACTCGGCGATTATATAGCCGGTAAGCGACACGACTTAAACGGTAAGTTGAATAAAGAAACACTGATTATCAAAGTGTTCAAGTAAACCCATCAAGTCATTGGTAAATACTAAAAAAGGTATTTGCCAATGACACCGTTACGACAGAAAATAATAGATGAAGTCCGCCTGATGATGGGCGGCGGTATGGTTGATATCGAACTAGATCCAGAACATTATCAAAATGCTCTGAACTTATCATTTGATAGATACAGACAGCGTAGTGGTGCTAGTAGTGAAGAAGCTTATATGTTTCTTAATCTAATATATGAGCAAACTGATTATACTCTGCCAGACGAAGTTGTTAGTGTTAGACAGATATTCCGTAGAGGTCTTGGTGAGACCACAGGTGGTACACAGTTAGATCCATTCTCATTAGCATACACTAACTTGTATCTATTACAAGCAGGTGCAGGTGGCGGATATACCGCAGGATTGCTGACTTTTGAGTTGTTTTATCAATACCTTAAGCAAGCTGGTCGTATGTTTGGTCGTGATATTAATTATACGTTTGATCCAGTAACACATAAACTCAGTATCATACGCAAGCCAACCGGCGACGAAGCTATACTATTATGGGTGTACAAGTATAAATCAGATGATCATATACTATCAGATCCATTTTCTCGTCCTTGGATAAGAGATTACACATTAGCATGGTGTAAAATGCAGCTTGGTGAGGCCTATAGTAAATTTAATACCGTAATCGGTCCACAAGGTGGAACAACCCTCAAGGGTGACGCTCTTAAGAACGAAGCTAAAGAGATTATGGATCGATTAGAGAAAGAAATAGACCTTTATATTGATTCGGCGATGCCACTTGGAATTATTATTGGTTGATTTTATAATATAGACATGTTAAGTCATAAATTAGTAGATTTTTGTGTAGAACTGTCAAAAAAGGAAAGATTACATTGGACAAATCTTCTTAAAAGCCAGTTTGCCAATGAAATAGAGGAAATTAAATCTAATATTGGTGCAAACAGCCCGAGACAGCTCATTTATCACATAATTAATAATTTGTATGAAATACCCACATGCAAATGTGGAAACCGTGTAAAATGGGACAAAACTAGACTGCGTTATTCATCTTATTGTTCTATAAAATGTGCAGCAATATATACGCAATCTCAAAGAATCGCTACAAATTTAAATAAATATGGTTGTGAGAATTATGCGCAAAGTGAGGAATTTATAAAAAAATCTAAAAGTACTTTTATAAAAAAATATGGAGTAGACAATCCCAGTAAATCAGTAGAAATTCAATTAAAAAAATTAGATACCAATAGAAAAAAATACGGTGTTGA